CCTGGGCAATTGCCACAAAAAGGAAGAGGTACTGGAAGCTGTTAGGAGATTCAGGTACCTAATGATTGAGGCAGAACAGCAACATTTAATGTTTATGGAGCTCATTGCAAAAAAGCGAATGGAATACTTAATAAAAATCAAATAATTAAAAATCAATGAAAAATTTAAAAAGCCTTTTTCAAAAAATTACAGGACAGGATCCTGCACCAGGTACCCCTGTTCAATATGAAGAAAATTCCTTGCCGATTTCGCAGACGGTAGATGAACCTGAAGAATACCAGGTGAACCAGCTTCTGAAATTTGACAATCGGCCTTATGTATCAATACTGGAAAACGGGAAAAATGAGTAGTGGGATCTGGATAAGACAATTCTTCTGTAAGCACGAGGAGAAGGAACTTTTTGTATCCGGTGCCGTTGTGACGGTTGAAAGTGTGGTGGAGCGCTGCTGCAACTGTAAAAAGGAATTTGGTAAACCCACTCTGGAGGTATGATAAGATACATAATTGAATTCCTGCTATTCATCTTCATCCTTTATGGGTTGATTTATATAGGATGTTCTCACATAGATAAAAACGATAATCAATAATTCAAATTTTAAAACAATGACTAAACAAATTTCCAAGATAGAAGATCTTACGCCGCTCGAAATTATGAACGCTGTTCTCCTCTGGTGTTACAACTGGAGGGAAGAAGATTTCAAAAAAGCTTTTAAAGATTCCAAAATTGGTTGGGATTATCACTGGAATAAACTTCAGATAAAATGTTCTATGGGCAATCAATCCACATCTGCAATAGTAGATGTGATCCTTAATATGGACACTCCGCACCAAAAGATGCTGTTGGATTTTATCTTTTCCAAAAGCTCCAAAACAATTCAATCCGGCCGGGAATGGAATGTATTAATAGAAGAAAATCAAAATTCAAATCAATAATTCAAATTTAAAAAATGACTACAGCAAACGTAATGAGATTAATAGGAGCGCGTGTAAAAGCAATGATCCCCCGGGGATATGGTTTTGCTCTTATAGTGTTCAGGGAGGAAAAGCCCGGACTGGCCAATTACATTTCCTCTGCCAGGAGGGAAGATATGATCAAAGGTTTTAGAGAAACTGCAGATCGACTTGAGAAAAATGAAATATTTCCAACCCCCGAAGCAAATTAAAATGGTAAAGACATTTAAAATAATACTTGCGCTTTTATTTATAGCCTGGGGATTGTGTGTTGTAATGACTTTTCAATCCTGCAGTGCAGACCCCTATTCCAAAAAATGGAAAAATTCATACATCTGGTTTAATCCAGATGATATGGAAGCCATTTATATTTCAGATAAAGGAATTTTTGAAACTTCCCAACCTGTTTTTAACGGTACAGAGTACCAGGTGAAATTCACAAAGGAAACAGGGAACCGGTACCAGCTGAGTTTCACATCTTCAAAACATACCATCCATTATGCATACTTCTCTGGATTTGCCGCGGCGAATTATGAGGAGGAGATCCCCTGGGTAAAAGATGGCAATACCTTTTCCCTGGTAAGCAATCGTTTACTGGCTCCGGAAGATGGAATGTATATGATATCACTAAGCGAAGATCTACAGCGATGATAGTATCAAAAGAAATTCAAGAGCTTATTGAACGCAAAGCTTTATTTGTGGTTAATGATAGTGGTGGGAAGGATAGCCAGGCAATGAAAATAAAATTACTAAAGCTGGTCCCCAGGGATCAGCTGGTAATTGTTCACGCTCATCTTCCTGAGGTTGAGTGGGACGGGAACCTGGAGCATATTAAAAAATATTCGGAAGGGATCCCTGTATTTGAAGTTAGAGCTGGCAAAACATTTTTCCAGATGGTTGATCACCGGGGTATGTTTCCATCCCCCAGGTACCGGCAATGTACTTCAGATCTAAAACGCGGGCCTATTCAAAAATTTATAAATAATTATTCAAAAGAGCACGGCTTTACGAGTGTGGTTAATTGTATGGGAATAAGAGCTGAGGAAAGTACTTCCAGGGCAAAAAAGAAAACTTTCAGTTTTAAGAAGGCCAATAGTGCAAAACACAGGCAGCAGTATGATTGGTTACCCATTCATACAATGCGGGAATACCAGGTTTGGGCTACCATAGAAATGGCAGGGCAAAAAAATCACTGGTCTTATGACGAAGGAATGACCAGGCACAGCTGCTGTTTTTGCATTATGGCCAGTAAAGCAGATCTGCGCACTGCAGCCAGATTAAAACCTGAGCTTGCCCAGCGATATATTGAAACTGAGGAAAGGTTAAACTTTACAATGAGTATGGCCAGGATCCCATTAAAAGAAATAATTAATCAATAATTCAAATTTTAAACTATGACTATTAAACCAATTTTATTCAGCACTCCAATGGTGAAGGCCATATTGGATGGAAGGAAAACCCAAACCAGGAGAACTTTAAAAGGACTGGAAGGAGAAACCTGCACTGTGGCCGATATTTTTAAACTAAAAAAGATTTATGCAGGAGATATCCTTTGGGTTAGGGAAACTTGGTTTCCTACCAGGTTTGATTATATGGATATGCTTAACCGTGGGATTAAACATTTTGTGAAGTATAAGGCTGATAATGATTACGATCCCAAAAAGGATTGTGTTGGCCGATCCTGGAAACCTTCTATTCATATGCCAAAAGCAGCTTGCCGGATTTTTTTGGAGGTAACAAATGTTAAAGTGGAACGGTTGCACGATATCTCAAATGATGATGCCAAAGCTGAAGGAATTGAAAATCATTATTTACTTAAAACCGAGGGCTATAAACATTACACCAGGATAGATAAATTCATTCCTTTTGGAGATGAGGATGCCGCCAGAACCAGTTTCTTTTCTTTATGGATGAGTATAAACGGGGCAGAATCATTGGATGCAAACCCCTGGGTTTGGGTGTATGATTTTAAGCGAGTAGAAAAACCTAAGGATTTATAATATGGAATTCATTGAATTAGTTGCGAAGATGCGGGATGCTCAAAAAGAGTATTTCCGCACGCGCACTCCAGAGGCTTTGAAGTGGAGTAAAACCCTGGAAGGAAAAGTGGATCACGTAATTGCAACCAAGGATAATTTAAAATTGTTCTAATAAAATAAAAGCTATGCCAACAATAAATAAACAATTCACTTTGGAGGTTACCCCGGAAAGGTTTCTTGAAGCCTGCAGCCCTGAAGAATTAATTGAATTAGAAATGCTGTTGAGCTCCAATAGGTTTCAGCACGAAATAAGAGTACACAAATCCCAATTGAAATTATTATGACCTATAAATTTTTATTTAAAACCGCTAAAGGGAAGATTCGTAATGATATTAATGTGGAAGCCCCGGACAGGGAAACTGCAATAGTTTCATTTGAAACAGATTTTCCTTCTTGTAAGTGGTATCAAACAACAGAAATAACTTAAGCTATGGCAAATCTATTACCACACGTAGATCTTTATTTTCCGGGTACTTCAAAATTAATGGCAAAGCTGTTCTTTAGAAGTACTACAGAAGCGGTTCAATTTACAGAAGATAAATTATCTCCTTTATCTCTTTGTCCGCTGTGCTGTATTTACCTGGATGTCCTGTACTGGCCAAAAGGGAAACCATTTTTATTTAACAATGAGTTGCTACATTTTGCACCGGCTGAAGTGAAATGCCTGGAATGGATAGATTATAGGCAACTGTACAGGGAAATTCTTAGTCTTACCAACATTGTGAAAGAAGAACCAGAGGAAACTATAAAATCCATTCAAACAGATCATATTGATGCCTTAGCATATAGTATTTATGGATTAAAATTCGATTTTTCCAAACCGGATCTTGAGACGGAAAAGAAAATAATAGATCAGCTGGATCTTCCTGCGCTGGAGAATTCTTTAAATGAAGCTGTACGCATTGAGAATTATGAAGCGGCTGCATACATTAAAAAGAGAATTGAGGATAAAGACTACTCAATTTTGGAAGGCAACAATGGCGTTCTGATTGTTCAAAATAAATCTAATTAAATAGAATTTTTTAAATTTAGTATTAGTTAAGTAGAAGTTTAGTGTTGGTTTAGTGTTGGTTTATACATACATTTGTGTTATAATAACAACAACAACAATTTAAAAGCCCCCCATTTGTTGATGGAGGGCCTGATTAAACTAATTGGATTCAGGAGGCTTAGGTCTCGACTTCATCCAAATAATTGCTAAAATAATTCGGAGAATTATAGCAATTACTTCTAAAATTTCTGTCATTATCAGAAGTTTTAATTATTTATTCCTTTATCAAAAGCCGGAGGTCGCCAAACTTGCCGGCTTTTTTAGTACCTCAAAGTACCTGGTAAAATTAGCCCTTTACCCAGGGGCAAAAAAAACTTTTCGATGAAACGCACAAAAAGTTAATCTTTTCTTTTTAAGCATTTTCAAATTTACGTAATCCTTTAAAGCCTTCGACAAAACCTTATGTGCAAAACATTAACAGGCTCCTGTTAAAATTATTTCTAAATGTTTGATTTTTAATCAATTGCATATTTACCAACATTATAATGTTGACAAATAAAGCTTTCCATTCATATAACAGAGAATGTTCTAAAAGTTTACAGGTTTTTTTGTTAAAGTTTCACTTTTAACCTTCTTTCTTTCGATTATCACACAGCTATAAAGCTGACTTTTTCTATGTCACACCTTAACAGGGGCCTAACATTTATGTTTGATGCGTGAATTAAAATACACGCTCTTATGAAAAGAATTCTTCTCCTCCTGTTTATCCCATTATGTTTATCCAGTTGTGTTTCTGCCCAGGTAGAACAAAGGCCATTGTATATAACCAATGCCACAGTCCAGAACATTCTGGGTGATGTGGCCATTCTTCAGCCTAATGACTATACAAAGAGCTACACAGTACCTGTAGATTCTCTTGAGCTGCATAAAGAGTATGTGTTTTGGCTTGACATTGTTGATTGTCACAACTGTAAGACTATAAAAGCCATTGTGGTAAGAAAAGCTTTCACCACGTACCAGGTACAAAGGGACCAGAAAAAAATATCTGAAGAATTGTCGAACCGGGTAATTATTAAAAAGTAGTTACCCCATTTTATGCCCCCTCTAAATGGACTTTATAAAATTACTCCTTCCTCTCTATACAGCATTAAAGGTATTCTTCCTCAAAATGTTTTGTTCTATTGTTTTAAGTGGATATAGTGAATTAAGCTGGACTGAAAGGCTACATAATTTTTACAGATCTGCTGTTCTTTTTGGTCCTATTGCTTTTATCCTGGCAGTGGTCAATGATTGGTTTTTAACCAATCAAAGATTTTTTATAGGCGTGCTCATATTGGTATTGGCCAATATGATTTTTGGCGGCTGGATGCACTGGAAAAAGAAAACTTTCAAGACCAAGGTTCTCCTGGACAAAACTTCAGAAATGATCATTAGCCTTTCGCTTATTTATATAGGTCTTGAAATGATCATTAGCCACATAGATTATGTGGAAGTTTCCCAGGGGTTTAGAATGGCGCTGCAAGTGACTTCCCTGGTATACCCCTTTGGAAAAATTGCAAAGAATGTTTTCATCCTCACGAAGGGAAAATATCCCCCACGATGGATAATGATAAAGCTTTACAATTTCGCACAGAATGGCGATTTGAGCGAATTCTTAAAAAGCTTGAAAGAAGAAGACATTCCTGCAGAATATAATCCTGAAGCCGAAAATCCCCCGATATGAATCATCTTCAAAAATTTCAACAAGAAAACAGCCTTACTCCAGATGGTATCATTGGCCCAATGACCCTGAGAAAAATGCAGGCTGTTTGGAAACTTCCAAGGATTGAACATCTTGCCCATCATCTGGGACAGATGTCTCACGAGTCTCTAAATTTCACAAAGGAGGTTGAAAACCTTAATTATTCAGCTCAGGGCCTTGCCAATACCTGGCCTTACCGGTATGCGGTAGATCCCAAAGCAAAAGTGAAATATCCCAATGCCCTGGCATTTCAGCTTCAAAGAAATCCAATGGCCATTGCAAATAATTGTTATGCAAACAGGATGGGTAATGGATCTGAAAGCAGTGGTGATGGTTGGTTGTATAGAGGCCGCACGGCAACTATGAGAACAGGCAAGAATAATTATATCATTTTTTCAAAGGTGGTAAATGATCCCTGTGTGGTGACCCATCCAGATACCATCAACGAGAAATATTATTTTGAAAGCGGGCTATCCTTTTTTGAGGAGAACAATCTATGGAAATTATGTGATAACGTAAGTGTATCAAGCATCACTGCGCTATCCAAAAGAATAAATGGTGGAACCATTGGCCTGCAGGATAGAATTGATAAAACGCTGAAGTTTCACGGTTACTTAAAGGGCTAAGGTATGAGACTACCACTAAGGTTTTGGATTTTTATTTTTATGGTATTCTTAAGCTTAGCCGTATTTCTAACCCTGCTGTATATCACATTCACCAATTTTAAACTCTGTCCAATATGAGCACTCTTGTCAAAAAAAATCCAAAGTTCCCGGGATTTTCGGTTTTCATTATCCTGTTGATCCTTGCGCTCCTGGTAGGAGGATGCAAATCAAAAAAGAAACTGGTTGAAAAAAAGGAGGAAACGGTAAGTGTGTTGCAAAGCAATGACATTAAAACCGAGGAACAAATCAAAGCGGATGTGAAGCTGTACACGGTTTCCAGTTCTGAAAAAATAACTATTACCCCAAGTAATAATGGCAAGCCGGCCAGGGTGATCAAAGGAAAGGACACGATGGATATTTTCAATGCCCAAGTGGTTATTGAAAATAACAGCACTGCAGAAACCAGGGAGGATAAAACAGTTACCGGAAGATCCACCAGTGATGGATCTACAACAAAGATTGAAGCTGTCACCAAAGAAAAATCAACAGATATAAAAAAGACAGGCACTCATCCTTTATTGATTTGGGGAGGATTGCTATTGCTATTGATCATTATAATACTGGCCGTGGCCCGGTATTATTTCAAAAAACAGATCCCATTTCTTTAAACCTGAAAAACGTGTCACACCGTAAAACTACCCCAACCTATACTTTAGCCCTAAACACGCATACTTATGAAGATTAACCCCGTCTTATCAGAAATATATCGAGGCCTTTGGCTTCTCGATGTAAACAGTATTGTAAGCTTTGCCCCGGTTATTTCAAAAATACTTGCTGGTGAGGAAATCATCTTTGAGAAAACCACTTCAGCTATTTTGAGCCTTACCGATAAAAATGGGAAAAGACTAAAGGCAGATGAAGAGGGAGGAATTGAAATTCCTATGGGATCTATTGCTGAAGTAAGTATGATGGGTCCCGTTTTAAAGAATGGGGATTTTTGCACTTATGGAGCCGATCATATTGTAGCAGCGCTACGATTTGCCAATGAGAACAAAAATATTAAAGGCATCGTCTTTAATATAGATGGTCCCGGTGGATCTGTTAATGCAATTGGTCCTTTCCTGCAGTTTGCCAGGGAAAAGAAAAAGCCAGTGGTAGGATTAATAGACAGCGCCTATAGTCTTCATTATTGGGCAGCCGTTACCGTGTGTGACGTGATCCTGGCCGATAATGATGTAAGTGCAGGAACCGGCAGCGTTGGGATTGTTTCTTCTTTTGTAGACAGCCGACCTGTGATGGAAGCCAAAGGCTACAAGTTCCACGATATCTACCCTGTTGAATCCGAACATAAGAACCAAGCTTTTAACCTTGCAAGGGAAGGGAAATATGATATGATCAAGGAGGAGATCCTTTCTCCCGTGGCCAGAAAATTTCAGGCTGCAGTAAAAGCCGGAAGGCCAAATTTAAAAGAAGCTACAGGAGTACTTACAGGAAAAACCTTTAACGCAGATCTATCCCTGGAATATGGAATGATTGACGGCATTGGATCCTTTAAGGATGCAAAGGAGCGCATTGACATTTTAAACGAATTGAAAATTTTTACCAATAATTAATTAATCCTTTAAATCTAAAACTATGAAGCTTAAAATGATGGCGACCACCGTCGCTTTTTTATCAAGCCTCTTCAGCTGGAATAAGCTTCCCGTTGTAGACGGCAAATTCTCCCTGAGTGAGGATGAAAATTCCCAGCTTGAAACCAAGCTTGGTGCTAAAACAGCCCAGGAGGTTGTAGATGCTATTAATAAAGAAATAGCACAAATTACTGCTAATACCCAGGACAATGAAGCCCTTAATGCAGCCAATGAAGAATTGGAAAAAGTAAAGGCTGAAGTCCAAGCGATGCTTGATCAAACAAATCTTTCTGAGGAAGAGAAGAAAGATATGCAAGCCGGCAATGGAGAAAACCCTGCAGATCTTACTGCTAAACTTAAAGTTTTACAGAAAGCTCAGAAAAATCAGGATGCCATTATTGCCAAACTTTTAGAGGATCCAGAAGGTGATTCTCCGGAAGCAATAATTAAAAGGAATGCTAAAAATATGACACATAGTGCTACGCATTTATTTGCTTCAGGTAAGCAATATGATGCATTTGAAAAACGCCCTTGGAACCAAAGGTTGCGAGATGGCGGTATGAATGCCACAGATTTCAATGCTGATGGAACTATTCCATTACTTCAGGATGATGTTGCGCATTTTGTAAGAGAAAATCCTGCAGCTCTTGAAAGCTTGTTTAATGATTTTGCTGAACTGCCAAAAGAATGGTCCAGAGCAAGCGGAGTTTTAGACAGAAGATCCAGCGGAAGGATAATTCCTGACGAGATCGTTCAAGGCCGTAAAAAAGGTTGGTCCCCAAAAAACAATTTTAAAATTGCAGCTGAAGAAGGAAGAGTTTTCCGTAAGAAAATAGACATCACTTTTGATGGTTATGAATTACAGGAAATTGAAAACACCTGGATTAGAAGCGAAAACAAAGTAGGATCTCATCCTTGGAAAATGTCTTTCATAGGAACTTTACTTACTGAGCTTGTGAAGCAACAAAAGCTTGACGACAGAAGAGCCCAGATCAACGGTATCTATGCTGAAACTCCAGAAGGTGAAGGAAAAGCAGGAAGAGCTGTAAACTCTCAGGATGGTCTTCTTTTCTTATACTGGATGTACAGAGACGTATTGAAAAAATACCGTCCGTTCCAATTAGGAGAGGTTACAAAAGCCAACATTTTGGATTATGTAAAAGCCTTGATCGAATCTGTTCCTGAAGAGGATAGAAAAGCAAGTGGACTGGAGCTGCAAATTTCTACAGAGAAATTACAGTGGTACCGTGAAAAAGCCGGAATGGTTTACCAGTTGCATATGAGCAATGATGAAGGTAGAATGGAATACAAGAGAAACCATCCTATTGATTATCCAAATATCATCTTCCAGGAACTTACAGATATGACGAAGACCAGCTTTATGGCGATCACTCAGTCTAAGAACGTGGAGATAATGGATTACAATGTTTCTGAAAAAGGAAAGTTCACTGTAACTCACGATAAGAGAGATACAAACATATTTGCAGATTACCGTTTGGGAATCCGTTTGCAATTTGTTGGAACTAAATTGTTACCAGGGGAACCAGCTGCTTTTGAGAAGCAAGTGGTTTGGAGTAATGATGTGCCAATTTTTGACTCTTCAGTAACTGTTCCTGCATTTGATTTAGGTACCGGGATATTGAATGTTCACTATAACAACATCAAAATTGATGCTGATTATAAAACTGATATCGCTGCTATTGAAGGAGCTACCGCAGGTACTATTGTAAAGATCACAGGAAACACTTCTTTGGCCGCTGTTAAGAATTTAAAGAACAATGCTCAGTTGCTTTTAACTGGAGATTTCCCTTTAAATAATGGTGGTACCATCACCCTGTATGTTCAGGCTGACGGGAAGTTAAAAGAACTTAGCCGTACCAATGAGCCAGCTGTAACAGCTTCAGCTTCCAGCGGTGAATTCATTGGTGAAACTGTAGATGCCAAATCTGGAACTGATTTCTATTACACAGGTGCAGCGAGCGCAAACCTTGCTGAGATCATCAATGGAGTAGATGGTAAGACCATTAAAATTTACGGTAATGATGCCGCAGGAGTAAGCTTTACTGTTGCCAATGTTGCCGGAAATGTAGCCGTATCTGCAAATGCTGTTTTAGCATCTAAAGCAGACTTCATTGAACTTGTAAGAGTTGATGGAGTATGGATGGAAGTAAGCCGCACAATTGCTGCAGTTTAATTGTATAACGAATCTAAATAATTAGAAATATGTATGTATTAAAGTCAGTGCCACAACCGCAGAATACTTCTGCGGGGGCACCAACTCCAAAAGATTCCAATGTTACCATCTTTGATGCTAACGATGTATTGGCGTGGCCAACTCCCGATGCGGGAGGTGTGAACCTGCTTGGAAATTATGTATTGAAGCCAGGAGCTAAAATGCATAAATTATATATGACCCCTTCAAAACAAGCCGCTTCTTTTGAAAGCGACGGTGATGAAGATGCCGTAGGGATCACTCAGAAATTTGAAGGATCTTTCCCTGGTGACAGCGTAGAGATAAGAGAGTTTGTAAAAAACAATCTTGGAAGAAACCTGATCATTGCTTACGGAACTTGTAGAGATACAAACAAAACCGTATGCGGTACCAAGTGTTCACCAATGAAGTTAAAGCCAACTTTTACTTCTAACGGTGATGGTACTATGCACACGTTGGTATTTGAGCAGTATATGAAGACTGACCAGGTGCCTTACAACTATACCGGAAGCACTTCATTTGCTGAAGCTTTTGCAGCTGCAGATGAAAACCTTAGCCTTCTTGTAGCCAATGGTACATCTTACCAATTACCTGCTTTTGCAGTTGAATTGGGAACTGCCCTTGATGTTGCTGCTTTGGATCTTGCTCACGGAGCTGTTGTTAGCCTTATTGGTGGAGGTGGAGCTTTCCCTGCTGTTTTAAGCAGTGGAGTTCAAACCGGAGCGCCTGCAGTAAATGTGGTACTTAAAGAAGATACTGATTGGACAGCATTGCAAAATGCTACAATTAGTCTTGAAGTATTCGTTGCCGGTGCAACCACGTATCTAATAGAGCGTTCAAGAAGTTAAAAATTGTCGTTGTTTTGTTTATGTTAGTCGGAAAAGCCCCTGCATTTGCAGGGGCTTTTTTGTTGTCACACCTTAACATAAGGGTATTTGCAATATTTACACTTCAATAATATCCACAAAACCAATTTTACAATGAAAGATCAAGTAATTAAATTTTTAGGGGACCTGCCAAAGTCTGCCTCAGAGCAATTTAACCAGGCACTGGAACTTTTGAGAAAAAGTAAAAATCACGATGCCGGCAAGGTTCGTTATTATAACACCCTTGGCCTTTCTCCGGATAGACTGGAGAGCTTGCTTTATGACTTAAAGCAATTGCATAGTGTAACTGATATTCAGTTAGCCAATGCCAGGAGAAAACCAAAAGCTGAAAAATCCAAGGTAATTTTAATTGCAGGTGGATCCTCTTCAATAGATATTGAAGCATTTGCAAAAGAAGTTATTGCTTTTGATTTAAGTAAAGCTTCAGAGGAAGAAATAAGCGCAGCTGCAGATCAAATTATTTTTGTGATGTGTTCTGGTGTAGTTCCTGAGCACAGACCGTTTGGAGTTCCTGACAGTGTATTTATAAAAGAATTTCAGACAGTTTTGAGTGAAGTCGAAAGTGTAGAGGAGTTAACAGCTCTTATAGAAGAAATTCAGAAGCAAAGCCAGGAACCTGAAAATTTGTTATCCAATCATCCAGAAGGAGATCCGCTGGGAAATCTTGATAATTCATCCTTAGAAATAGATGTTAAGGATCCTGTTGAAGTAAAATCTGAAGAAAAAAAGGAGGCTACTGCCCAGGAGAAACCCGAAGCTCCAGATGAGGAAAAAAAGGAAGCTCCTGTAGTGGAAGAAAAAACCGAAGCTCCTACCCAGGAGAAGGAAGAAGACCAGCCTGTAGATCCCTTTAAACAAAAGCTTGATGATTTTGATTTAGCTGCAGAGAAATACAACAGCATCAAATCTTTTGCTGCTGAAGTTTCCAATGCAATAGGAGTAGATCCTGCAGATCAAAAAGCTGCTACCCTTAAAGCTTTTATTGAGGAGGCAAAAAAAAAGTTTACCCAGAGTTAGAAAATAGTTTTAGGAACCAATATCCTTTCCTGGACAAAGAAGATTGTCCTGATGAATTTAAAATATTGGTAGCTGATAAAATTTCAGCGTTCCGGAAGTTTGAAAAACTTCACCCGGAGCTTACAAAGAAAGCCAAGGCGGGCGCTGAAATAGATTTTGAAACATTGGGTAATGCAGTTCAAAATTTTGAACTAAACAGGCAGATTTGGGAGGAGCTTGATTATTACGAGGAGCACGGAGAAGTTTTGGGGAATCACCCAAAATTGAGAAGGTTAAAGCTTGAGCAGGACATTTCTTTATATGATCGTTTTGAAGCTCTTAACCGTAGGAATAATCTTCGCACTTACATCTCCAGGGATTCAAAAGCCTTGAAGAAAATGAAGTCCGGAAAGGAAAAAGATGCTTTTGCATTTACCCTGGAGGGATTCATTTTGGAGAGAGATCTGCTTGAAAAAAAATTTAAGTTAAATGGCGAAAAATAGATATTTTGATATATCAGCTCTGAAGGATCCTTCCCCCGCGAAGGATCCTCATCGCCACTTTGAAAGTAAATATCTACTGGCCCACTTTGAGAATGTAAATAAGCTGGAGGGAAATCTGAAGCGGTTACCTACCCCTGAAGAATTCTTTTTTCTCCAGACTAACAATTCGTTTAATGCATTCACTTTTCTTCCCTTTGTTTGCAAATACCAGAAAGTACGCAGGCTTTATGCCAGTACTTACAGTATTAGCAGGAAAGTGATCACTGCGTTAATGGAATTGCACAGCCGGGGTTTTGTGGACGAAATAACTCTTTTAATATCTGACAGTATGATAAAGCGAAACCCAATGACCATTGATGTGTTATTGAGTGTAGCATCTGCCAATAAGAATTTAAATGTGTTATTCGGTTGGAACCATTCCAAAGTGTGCCTTTTAGAAACTAAGGATGATTTTTTTGTAATAGAAGGATCCGGCAATTGGAGTGATAATGCTGCCATTGAGCAGTACACCTTTGCAAATTGTAAGGGCCTTTATGATTTTAGGATGGAACTTTTTGCGCCAGAGAAAGCCAGGCAAACTGCCACCGGTGGACATTTGGAAGTAATCAATAATTGAGGATATGGAAATTTTAATGTTTTTATTATGGCTTGTAATAGGGGCTTCTACAGCTATTAGTTGTTACAACACTTATGTTCAAACTAAAAGATGCCGTAAGCTTTTAAACAAATTAAAAGATGCGGAAAAAAATAGAAGTGAAGGAATAATTAAAATGTATGAATTCATCCTCTCCAGGGCATTAAATTCAGAAAGCATTGAGGATTGTAAGGCTAATGAGGCTTTTGATCTCTATGTAAACATTAATGAATTGTATTACATTCTTTCAATGTATCACAATAAAACTTTTGAGGATTTTAATGCAAAAATGAGAAGTGCTTTCCCAGACGATTATGGATGTGATGCTGATGATGTTGAGCTTCCTAAATTTCCTGCAAAAGAATAATAATGATTGAAGATGTAAGACTTTCCCAGGAGGAATTTGAACAGATAGAAGATCTGGCCGCCTGCAATTATTCCCCGGAACAAATTGCAAGGTATCTTGAAATTCCCCGAGCTGATTTTATGGCCGCCTGGTATAAGCCTAAACATTTGGTTAGGATCCATTATAATAAAGGGCAGCTGGTAGCAGATGCCGAAATAAATATGAAAGCCCTGGAAACTGCAAAAGCCGGTAATCTTACCGCGATGCAGATCTACCAGAAGAACAGGGAAATGGTGACACTGGAAAACCTTAAAAAATTAATCCTGTTTGGAGGGGAAAATTTTGAAGATGATGAATAAACTTCCGGTAAAAAATATACAGGATATTGACTTGGACACCATCTATGATTTTGTAGATAATGGTGACCGCAGTAAAGCTCCCCAGGAAATAATAGATTACCTGGACCTTATGGATAAAATAAGGGGAATGAGCCTACGAATAGACCGGTACGGAAGTAAAGATGCTATTGTTAATCACTTGATTAAAATAGAAGGCCTCTCCCGGTTCTTGGCCAATAAAGCATACAATCAGTCAATGGAATATTTCTATGCAGATAGCGATATTTCAAAGGAAGCCTGGAGAAACATTTTAGCTCAGCGAATGGATAAGAATTACGCCATTGCTCAGCTGCTTGTAAAGGATGTTTCAGATGCCAAGAAAGTGAATGATATGATCAAGGATATGGGTATTGCTTTAGGTTTACACCTTCCAGATCCCGAGCCGGTACCAGAGGGAGCATATCAAAGGCCAACGAAAATTTACACTTTATCTATGGAGGATCTGGGCAAAGTGCCACAGAGTAAAAAGGAGCTGAGGGAATTTATTATGCAAATGCCTGAAGTATCTGAGAAAGTAAAATTAATGGCGCTGCAGGAAGCTCTACTGGAGCCTATGAATCTTTTCCCTGAAGAAAATGAAGATCCCCGAAAGTCTTAAGAATGATAAATCAGCCGAATTAAGATTTGGCACCTGGGCAAAGCAAACTATTGATTTGGTTTCCCCCAAGGATCTGTTTTTGATCGCAGGCCGTGGAACTGCAAAAACCAGTGATATAGTTGCTGAAAGAACAATGGATATTGTTTTTGATATGCCAAGGGCCTACACTGCTTTTGTAGCCGACACGTATGACAATGCTGTAAGAAACATTGCGCCAACAATGATTGAGGGTTGGTTAAGAAAAGGCTGGAAAGAAGGTGTTCATTTTGTTACTGATGAACGGCCTCCAAAGAAATGGGATGTACCCTATAAACCCCCAATGACTTTCAAGCATACCATTTCTACCTGGAACGGCCATTTCTTTAATATTGGATCCCTTGCCCAGCCAACATCCCTGGCCGGTAACTCTTACCAACATTTTGTGGTGGATGAGGCAAAGAACTGCAACTTTGACAAGTTAAAGAAGCTGTTCCCTGCTTTGCGCGGTGACTTTACAGCCTTTGGCCACTCCCCTTATTTCCTTGGGATGACTGTGACAACAGATATGCCCAGGATAGGAGACGGAGAGCACGACTGGATCCTGAACTATCAAAAGGAAATGAATAACGAAAGGGTTCTTGCAACCCTGCAGGCGGGATTGGAATTGAACGATATTAAATTAAAATTGATCAAGGCCCGGAAGCAAAGAAATAAAGCCAGGATTGAAAGCCTTACCAACAGATATACGATCTGGTATGAGCTATGGGTAAGATCCAGAATGGACCTTACAATGTTTTTCACAGTTTCCACTTTTGCCAATGCTGAGATCCTGAGAAAAGTGTATTTTCAGAAAGCACTTCTTTCCCTGGGGACAGAAGAATTTAAAAGCGCGATCCTTTCTCTTAAAAATGAATTGAAGGCAGGGGAAAAATTCTATCTCAATTTAGGAGAGCATCATTTTATAGATGATGGCGTTTTCCTGAAGTATTACGAGCAGTTTAAATTGACAGATGAAATTAAGGACAGCTCACAGGCTTTAAAATACATTCAGCACGATAAACCGTTAGATTGCGGGATTGACTTTGGGAATATGTGTAGTATGGTCCTTGGACAGCAGAAAGGTAACTTTTACTACCTTTTAAAGAATATTCACACATTGGCACCCCAAAGCAGTAAAGAGCTCGCAAAACAGTTTATTGACTTCTTCTCCGGACACACAAATAAAACGCTGAATATGTACTATGACCGTTCCGGGAACCAGTACCAGAATGTGAAGCGGGATTGGGCCACAGAGATCAAGGATCATATTGAGAAATATGATGGTTTCTCTACCGGGTGGCACGTAAATTTAATGAGTAGGAATCAGCGTACAATTAGCCAGGAGGAAGAATACAATTTTGCGAAAAAATTGTTTGGAGAATATTACCCCAATTTGCCCAGGATAAAAATTGATAAGCATCAATGTAAATTTTTGAAGAGTAGTTTGGAGCTCACAAAAATTAAAATGTCCAAGGATAAGAAAGGATCTACGATGCTTAATAAAGATAAGTCCACTGAGAAAAAACTTCCTCTTAAAAACCTTCCAATGCATTCCACTAATTACAGTGATGCATTCAAATATTTAATTTACCGTCCGGATTGGGTTGAGCTGGCAGATAAGAAGGCTCCACAGAGCAATATTGAACCAGGCGTTTATTAAAATTTACCATATAAGCACTTATATGTAATATCAAGAAATCAACCTATAGGTTTATTTACCAAATAAAAAAAAGCTTTCCTGTGGTAAGGAAAGCCACAAAATTCGCCCGCAAGGGCGAATTTTTTTTAAGGCTGTAAAATACTGATGGTTTTGTTTTTCCAGTACTCCAAATTTGTTATATATGTATGGGTTGGCTTGCTGTTTGCAAGTGTATCCATACAATAAACTATACCATCAATTTTATGAAAGGCTAAATTTATTGCTGCCATCTGGCAACAAATATTGTCAAGATCTTGGCAAATATATTTATTACCCTTTGCAACTGTGTTTGCTGCTAATACCATTCTTCCACTTCCGCAGGCTGGCTCGTTTATTGTCTTGCCAAAAGTTTTTTCTTCAAGACTAAAACGGGCTATAATTTCACAAATCGCTGGAGGTGTAAAGAATTGGCCAAAAGAAGCTTTTTTGTAATTGCCTGCTAAAATTTCATAGTAGGTTCCCAATGGGTCACACCAAGAAGAATCAGAAATATTTTTATCATAGTATTTCATCAGCTCCCCGAAAAGGTTTGAAAATAATTGAAGTTCCTTTTTATCATATCGTTTTATAATTTCAAAATATTCTTTTTCCCTGGTCCCGTGTCCCAGGCAGGAAATTACAATACCTAAAAAATCTCTATATACCTGGCTTACATCGTGCCGGTAAACCAATGAATTAAAAACGGAGTTAAAATCTTTTAACTCCGTTGGTACCTCCCTTGTTTTAATCATTTTTTGGGGTTCTGGCTGCTACTTGCGCATTGCTAAAAATGAAGCTCACAGGGAAAAATTTATCTTCTTCCGTTTCTCCTTCTGTCTTTTTTCCTTGCTCCTGATCCTGCACCGCTTTAGGTCTTCCCCAGACTAAAAAAGCCTGCTCTCCTTTTTTAACTGCCTTCCCTTCTTTCAGCCATCCCTTAAAGGTTCTAAATTCTTTATGCTCGCCCTTTTTATGAATAAAATCTACTATTATATCATTCACTTTTAACTCGTTTATTTCGTGAATTTCTGCATCGTTCTTGGCGTTGTGCAAAAGTTGTTCTTTGATTTCCATTGCTTTTACTGAATATGATTTTAAAAGCTCTCTTTTTTCCTGTATGCTCATAATTTCTAAAATTTGAATTGTTGTTATATTATTCCTTCGTCTGCGAAACTGAAATATCCCTTTGTTGTAATAATTACGTGGTCTAAAAGTTTAATATCAAGGAGCTGCGCCCCTTCTTTTAATTTCTTGGTTAGTTGTTTGTCCGCTTCGGAGGGGTTTAGGTTTCCGCTCGGGTGGTTGTGAAAGGCAATAAAAGCGACTGCATTAGCTTTTATTAGGTTCTGATATACTATGCGCATATCTACAAGGGTACCAGTGATTCCTCCTTTGCTTAACTCTGCCACTCCTAAAACGTGGTTTGAATTATTCAAAAGAATTATATTAAATCTTTCGTGGTGTTCTATATATTCCTTGCTTACCTCCTGCCCTATTTCATAAACTGAATTTGAGCTGGTTATTTTTTCACAGTCGGCAAAATATTTTCCGAATTTGTAAGAGATTGTAACCTCTGCAATGTCGTAACGTGGTTTAAATTCCATCTTAAAAAACGTATTCGGTTAAATCACTTTCTGCCCTGTGTTCTTCAATAAAAAAATCTGCGATTGCCTGCGCCCTGTTAAAAGCTCTGGTGGCTTTGCGCTTGAAATATTCATAATCTGAATAGTTAAAAACCTTTGAAAGTCCTTGAGCGTGAAGGATTGATTTAACTTGCTCACTAATAAGGAAAGGGTTACTTTTGCTTGTGCGTTGTTTAGTCATAACGTGTAAAATTTGAATTAAAACCCCTGCGAGCTGCGAACTTTCAGGGGTTTATTATTAATATTAAATTTGAAAATTGATAATTTGGTTTCCTGTCTCTTCCTTTAATTCGGTTAATTCAGTTTCCACAAATCCTAAAAGCTTTTCAATTGTAACAGGGTTACTAATTGTAAAGTGATAACCATTGTTTGCAGTAAATTCCATTTTGGAAAGTGTGCCATCATTACTGGCATTAAAATTTGTCAAGTCGTCTAACTTCCTGTCAATCTTTTGTTTTTTCTCCGCCAGACGGTTAAGGGTTTCAAGTTTTTTAATCCTTGCATCTGCTGTCGGGTTTAAAATTTCGTCAATTTGAGAAGCTGACTTTTTTACTTCTGCGCTGTTTTCTTGTTGCGCTTTTTCGATTTTTGCAGTTTCTTTTTTTACTGCGGTTTTTGTGTTACTCATAACGGTTATATTTTGATGTTTAACTTACGTTAAAGATACGAAAAAGTCGTTAAATAAACGACTTTCAAAGCATTTATTTTGCTGTTTTTGGTAAAAAAAACCTTCTTTTTTACCTTCTTTTCCTTAAAAAATTACCTCAAAAGTTCACCCGTTTAAATCTTCTTTTTTTAATTGTCTGAAAACGAGCATACAAACCCCGAGCATTTTTCTTGCGAAGGGGGTTGTATTAGAGAAGACCCCGCCCCACTAAGTCCCGTTATTGCAATTGCAGAAAGTCAAAATTTATGAGAAATATGACGGCACCCCCGCAGGTCACTGTTTACGGGGGTTGCCAGAGCAGGCACCCAACCAATTATGTATTTATTCCAATTATTTGGTGCCAACCAACCAACCAGATACAGGGTAACACCAGTGTTTACGGGTGGTGGCGTGTGTCACACCTTCAACCATTTTATTCAAATACACTTGTATTATGGATGCAACCACAACCAGTAAGCTTTATGCAGTTCTCAAGCGTATGCGTGAGCTAACCAAAGCGGGCGTTCCCTTTGACATTGAGTACTACTCCTATCAGGAGAGCAAGGGAGTAACCAACGGTTATAAGAAGGCTAAAGGTGTAGTGCTTCGCTCAGGTCTCAGTAAGAAGTACAGTGATAAAAGTGAAACCCTGGTTGGTTTCAAGCAGGATAATGATAACAGGTTCTTTAACCTTCCTCTATTAATTAAGTTCAATAATAAGTATATCAATGAATATTGAAAGACACGGTGAGAATGCCATTGTTGATAGCGAGGATGTAGTCTTCTCGTTTGAGGTAAGTGAAAATCCCAGAGACTTTGAACAGACCAGGAGAGCGAGAGCTGAAGACTCCTTGGCCTGGAGTAACAATCACCAGACCCATCACATTGGAGACTGGAGGATCTTGCCTTATGGTGATAACAATGATCTTCCTAACATCATTAAGAATACTGTACAGAATAATTCTATTGTACCTGGTATACTAAAGAAGAAAACAGGTATGCTATGGGGTAAAGGTCCCAAGCTATATAAGGAGGGCTTTGATAGTAAGTTCAACCTGGTAAGGGAATGGAAAGAAGATGAGGAGATCCAGTCCTGGTTGGACAGTTGGAATGCTGAAGACTATATTGCCAAGTGTAATGTGGATTACAACCACATAGAAGGATCCTTCTCTAAGTTCGTACTTACCAGAGGTGGCCGTATAGGGCAGCCTAAGATTGCCAAACTGGAGCACGTTCCACCAGATAAAGGAAGACTGGCCATTACTCTTAATAGTAAAGAGGTTAAGCCTTCACACGTTATTGTAAATGATTGGTTCCTTACCCATCTTGATCATCTTACTGACTTCCGGGTATATCCAATATTTGATTTTCAGAAACCCTTTGATCACAGGAACAGTATCTACTATTCCAATATGTACAGCTTCTGTACGGATTACTATACTGTACCGGATATCTATGGCTCCCTGGAATGGATCAGGAGAAGTACTGCAGTACCCCTAATCCTTAAAGCACTGTCAAAGAATTCAATCAATGTAAAGTACCACATCACTTCTCCCAGGGCCTTTTGGGATAATAAAAAGAAAGTGATTATGGATAACTGCACCAGGTTAGGTAAAGATTACGAGGATCAGATGCTGGTAGATTATCAAAACACATTTTTAAAAGGAGTGGCCAAGGTTCTATCCGGAGAATCAAATGCCGGAAAGTTCTGGCATACTGTTGAGGATATGGTGGTAGAAGGTAATTCCCTGGAGAAAGCAGGCTGGACCATCAAACCAATTGATCAGAACATTAAGGACTTTGCCGAAACCCAGATTAAAATAGGTGAGCGTGCAGATCGTGCCACAGCTGCCGGGGTTGGGGTTCATAGTGCTATTGGAGGCACAGGAAAAGAAGGTCACAGCGATTCGGGAAGTGAGCAGCTGTATGCGCTTCAGAATTATTTAACTACCGGTATTGACATTCCAGAAATGATTGTCTTAAAGGCTGTAAACTTTGCCATTAAAGCCAACTTCCCTAAGAAAAAATTAAAGCTTGGATTCTACCATACTACTCCCTCCAGGGAGCAGGACAAAACCGAAAGTGACCGTTCCAAAAACCAACCAATATGAAGTTAATATTTAAAGAGGATTCAGCTGAGATTAGTGAGCTATTGGGTTTTGTAGATGCTGATGTGGAAATAAATAAGATTAGGAGTGATCTTTATACAGCTACCAATGAAATAGTTTCTCTTATTGGCCAGGAGGTGTACGATTACGTTCAGGGCCTTTATGTTGCTGAGGATGCTGATAATAAATTTTTAATTTATTGTGTTCAATATCCAATAGCTGTTAATGCCTGGAGACTTTATGTTCCTTCCGGAGATCTTGCCCATACCAACAATGGCCGTAAAATGCGCAACGATGATTCCACGGGTGAAAAATCTGCTTTTGAGTGGATGATCAACCGGGATAATGATGCGATGGAAAAAAGATATTACAAAGCCCTGGATACTCTTCTGGATTATCTTGATAAGACAAACCTCATTATTAAGCCTGCAGTTTTGGATCCGGCAACCGATGCTGTGAAATGGAAAGATACTGAAGCTTTTCAAAAAACCCATAAGCTGTTTGTTCGTACCACTGCAGATTTTGAGGAATCTTTTGCCATTCATTCGCGCTTATTATTATTAAAACTACAACCAGGATTGCATATATGTGAACGTGATGAGATTCTTCCCAGGTTAGGCAAGGAAAGATTTGATCTTCTTAAGCAATCTGTAAAGGATCCTGCAGCTGAGGGGGATGAACAGTTAATAGCTCTCATCAAAGAAGCTTGCGTATACTCCGCTCTTTCGTGGGGTTTACGTAGGCTTCGCGTGTTGCTTTTGCCGGAAGGTGTTTTGCAGCGGTACAGCGGAGAACGTGTTAACAGTATTAATACTAAGGCTCCTGAGAAACTTGAAGCTGAACTCGCAGCACAATCCTTTGCAGCTGACGCGGAAAAAGTACTGAAGGCAATTGAAAGCTACATCAAACCAGCTCCTACAGAAGATGAAATCAAGGAGGGAAAGATTTTTCCAAATTCCTGTTTCAATGAAGACGACAATTTTCTATCCACTTAAATAACAACAAACGACAATGACAAAAATTTTTAAGATTCTCGCTCAGTTTTTCAGTAACCTTTGGAACTTTCGCAGTATTTCCAAATTCAAGAAGATCAATAAAAAACTTCATACCGAGGTAAAGAACCAGGACAAAGAACGGGCTCAATTCCTGCACGAATTCCGTTTTTACCTCAGGAAATATCTAAAGCGTGATGTTAGCGGTAAATACATTCCAATCAAGGGAAAGAATAAGGCTGAGATCTATTCAACCATTATGGCCGTGCACGGTGCCAGGTTAAAACAATTGAATCTTACTTTTACTGAAAACCTTGAAATCAAACTATGATCTTACTGGAAATCCCTGAAACAAAAAGGAAAATTTATCTTCCGGAGAATCTGGCTGAATGTGATAGCAACCAATATGCAGATGCATCATTGTTGATGTTTCAATTTCAGCAGGGAAAGATGAGTTATGAAGATTTTAGGATTGAAATGCTTTACCGGCTTTTAAATTTAAAAAAAGGGAAAAGCAAACTTGGAGTTGATCAAAAGGAAGAGATGAACAGCACAATTTATATGCTGTCTCAAAGGATAGATTCATTTTTTGAAAAGGACGCAGATGATAAGATGATCATCAAGCAGTATTATATTAAAAATCACACTCCAACGATCCGGGATGCATTCAAAAAATGGTATGGGCCCGCAGATGAATTTAATGATATCACTTTTGGTCAATACGTTGACGCTTTAAATATTTACAGTCTCCTGGAGCAAAAACCAAATGCAGATCTGCTGTACAGGTTAATGGCTATTTTTTACCACCAGAAAGGGAGAGTTTATGATCCTAAGAAGGTGGAGGCTAATGCCACGCATTTTAGATATGTTCATTTTGGAAGGGTTTATGGGTTTTTCCTGCTCTTTGCCAGTTTCCAGAAATATTTATTTTCTGCCAAAGTTTATTACCAGGGTAATGAACTGGATCTTTCCATACTCTTTGAAAAAGATAAGGAGGAAGAGAAGGAAAAAGAAACTGTGGAAAGTAAGATCCCTGGAATAGGAATGCTCAGCATTGCTCACCAATTAGCAGAAAGCCAAGTTTATGGACCAATTCAAGAGGTCAGGAAGACCGATTTTTGGGAAATAATATTAAGGCTGTACGATATCCGGAAAAGGGATCTTGATCACCAGGCCGATAGAAAAAGACAGGATGAACTCGCCAAAGCTAATTCAAAAAAGAAATGATACTAATTTCAGAACTTAAATTATACACTACTCAGATCCAGGAGGCCATCCCGGCCATCAAAACTTCTCATCTTTTATTGAATGAAGCTGAAGTGGTAAAGTATTTATCCGGAATGAAGAAAACAGATAACCAGTTGATGCTGGTTATCATTCCAGATGCAAGGACAAAGGCAAGAAATGAGGATTCTATTGTAATGAATAATGCCCTGGGCTTTTTCTTTTTGGAAAAAACAGAGCTTTCTACAAGCCAGGGTCCAGATTGGTTGGCCATCTTTGAACGAACTCAGGAAACTGCAGTGGAATTTATAAGGAAATTAATTCGTGATAAGAATTGGGGATCCTGTGGGTTTAACAGGGATCTGGATGTAAACAATATAAGTATAGAACCAATTACTGGTCTGGCCTCCTGCAATGGTTGGACTGTAGAAGTTTATTTTGATACTCCCTTTTAAATATTAAAGGAAAGTCGTATATTTAACGACAATTGAAAAGCATTTAGAATGACTGAGCAGGAAATTAAGGATACTTTTAATGAGTTGATTCATCAACGTGGTAGAGGCACCAAGGCAGGGTTAACCAATGATCAGGTGTATAACTACAAGCGCACTACTCCAACCATAGGCACTATGCTGGAGGTATTATGGAGAATGGATAAACTGGAAATGAAAATTGAATGAATATAACCGATCGTAGAAAGGGAATTTCTGAAGCTGTTATAAAGGATAGGTTTATCCGGCAGCAGCTTCAGGAAGAATCTGAAGAGATTGACAAGGCTCAGGTCTCCCTGATGTCCAGGAGGGGTTTTAAAGATTCTGACTGGTATAGTAAGCGTAGTTTATCTGTTGAAGGAAATAATACAATGGCGCTGCGCCATCTTCCAAAGCACAGGTTTGTTGATATGCGCTCCAGGCAAACCAAACAGGGTAAAAAATCTAAAAAAAGCCACCCAATTCACAACCGTATTCTTTATGGTCACGCCAATGATATTATCAAACGTCTACATTTTGGCTTCACTCAGGCCGTTAAGGAAGAGCTCTCCGGGGATATATAAAGAAATTATTAAATATTTAACGTTACCTGCATCATTTTTGCAAGTTGAACGTTTTATTTATTCACCTTAATCCTACAACTTAACCTTATGGAAGATTTCATTCAAGATTTGGAGTCGATTGACACAAAAGAAAACCACCTAAAAACGTTTGATAATCTTCTCCTGGTCTACTTGACCAGTCCGGAGGCAAATAATCAGGCAGATCGTTGCCAAACTCTTATGTTAGGCATTAAAATAAGAGAACTATTTGTGTGATCACATAAGCAGTGCCCTACCACTGCTTTTTTTCCTATATTTATCACAGCATCAAACTTTTTAAATATGGAAACAATTTTACTCCTCCTTCTGGTAGTTGCCGTTATTATTATTATAGTTCAGGCAACCTCAAAAAAAAAGACTTCTACTCCTTTCACCCCTTCCAAGTCAACCGTTAATCAAAGTCAATCCTCTACTTACCAATTAGGCGACAGCCAGGGAGCTGGAGAATACGAAATGGGATTTGAGGAATTTACTCTTACCGGAATACATATTCCAAATCGAAAAAAGTATATTCTTGATAATTGTCAACAAGAAGATAAAGTCGAATTTATTGTGGAGAAGAATAATCCGGTCAATCCTTTGGCTATTGCTGTTAATCATAAAGGCAAGCTTATAGGTTACATTGGTGATGATGATCTTGATCACGCTCACGATTTTATTAATTATGAGCACGAGGGTTTAATAACCAGTATTGATTATGATGGGGACCATCTTACGGTTGATGTTGAATTGGGATATATAATTCCTGCTAAAAAGAAAAAACCTAAGAAAGTAAAATCGCCAAGTACATCTAATGTCACCCCGGAAGATTTTATGATATGGAAATCCAATGAGGTGCCTTCAGAGTTTTTAAAACCTCAAAAAGATTTGGAGGATAAGTCTCACTTCTTTTATGGTAAAAAAGTTTGCATAAGCGGCCAGCTAAGTATTTTCCCTTACCGAGCTGAGCTTGCAAAACATCTTTGGGAATTGGGTGCAGATGTTCAGGTCAATGTTGGTAAAACCTGTGGAATATTAATTGCTGGAGATGGCGTGGGGCCATCAAAACTTCAAAGAGCGCAGGAATATGGTGTAGAAATTATGAAAGAAGTAGAATTAAGTGAAAAGTTGAACGGATTTAAATCTAAATATATATAATGAATACACCTCCCGAATTTCTAAAAAAACCATATGAAGAGCGAACCGAGCGCGAATTGGAATTAAGTAAGTTCCTTTTGCAGCGTGAAGCCAATAATAAACTTTCCAGCATCCAAAAAAATCTGCAATTCTTCTTCTGGATCACCATTATATCAATTGTAATTGTCGTCTTCGCATACATCATAAGCGAAAGTTAGTTTTCCTTTTGTACTTTTACCGGGTCGAAATACTCATACATATGTACAAAAAAGGAAAATTAACGGGAAGGTGTCCCGGTGTCCGTAAGGCCCGGGGGTCAATTGATGCAGAACAATGTATGAGTAGCCCGACAGCGCCTTCCTCCTTTTTTTCTGTATTATGTCGAATACTCAAAAACAGCATTACCGTAACCAGGAGGATCTTATTTCCCTTGAGGGAATTGAAGTGGAAGCCGGAAGTTTATGGAAGGAATCACAACCGGGTACTCTTGTACTGGTAGATGATGATCAATTTGCCAGTGCTACACTGGATGAAACAAAATTCACTAAAGCGTGATTTTAAGCCCTGCAAATGCAGGGCTTTTTCTTTTTCTACCCTTCAACGTAACTGCCTTTCAACTAAAATATTAGCTGTTCAGCTAATTGTCACACCTTAATTAACACATACGTAAACTTTTTAAGATATATTTGGGAAAAGATTCACAAATGATTCTGTCCCAACGGGTCCCCCATCTTAAGAATATTTGCGGCGTAGCCATTGATCTTTCAGCGCTTCCGGTGCCATCTTATTCAGAAAATACTCAACCTTTTTATGATTCCTTTTTAACAACGAGTGATTCTAAACCGGTCTATTTTGGAAAGCGCACTGTTCGTTTTACTGAAACTTCTAAAGAATCAAGGGCAGGGATCTATTATGAAACTACGGTTGAGATCCAGTTTCCTAATAGCGATGAGAACCGGGCGTTACGGATTGAAGAGATGCGCAAAGCAAAATTTGTGATTATCAGCCTTAGCGGTGGAAATGTTTTCCTGGTGGGAAGAAATGATTTTTTTCAGAATACCAAACCAGCTTTAAAGATTCAAAGTGATGAGCAGCTCACGGCTGTAAAATTTACGGCAGTATCAATGTTTCCATCTGGATTTTTACCCCAATATAATGCCGGCCTGCTACCCCACAGCATCCCGGTTAACTTACTCAACGCTGAATAATGAATTTACAGGATATCCAACCAAAACAGGACGATGCACAAAGATTACTGGCGCTCAATGGAGTGCCAAAAGCTTTTTGGTTAAGCGCAGAGGAGATCAATCTTATACTGGATGTACTTGCAAGGCTTTTGGGCAATGAAAGTGCATTGTACAAGGGAGAGCATCAGGATCTGCAGTATCTTAATGCTGCGCATCCTCTTCCTGAGCCTGGATCCTATGCGCAAATCATTGTTGTAAATGGTGACAACTTAAAAGCTTCTTGGGACAATACAGACAAAAAATGGTTTTTGGATGGCCTTTATGTTGAACCAGGTAGCGATGCAGCATATCTTTTAAAATCAGTCTATGATGCAAACGGGGATGGGATTATAGATAAAGCAAAGGATCTTCACGATGTTTTAACTGCTGGAGGAACCAAATATTACGGAACCAAAAATGGTGTAGTTGGTGTATTTGATTTTCCGGCTGGTAGCGAGGGTGGAACTTCCTCTCCAACCGAAATAGTTTCCCTGGATCCTAACTGGCAGGGTGGATTAAATTTTGAACCCGTGGCCACCTTTAAGGAAGAAGGTGTTTTAAAAAATGATTCCAGGCCATTAACTGCAGATCCTGCAGATCCCAATTTTGACAGGTTTGATGTATTGGGAATAGATCTTACTGTGGATCAATTAAAAATAATTAAAGGAGCTGCCCAGGATCCTCCTATTGAACCTTCTTATGATCCCCTTACCTTTTTACCAGGGAAATTCATTCTTATTAAGGCAGGCGCCGCAATACCTGATGGTTTTGTAGGGGTAACTGTGTATAATGAGGGGAATGAATGGCAAAATACAAATGCTGGTCCAGATTTCGATAGATTAAACCAGGAGAGTCCGGCTGTTGGGATTTATGCGATTAAGGTTGTTTCTCCTTTACAAAATAGCCAGGCACTTCCTTTTGTGGCTCCGGTTCCCAAAACCTTTGAGGAGGGAATGAAAATTTCCTACAAGTATAAAAATATTGTTGGGGGGATCCATCGTTGGTTGGTTGGTGGAACAAAAACCAATGGAAGGCCAGGAAGCATTTGGATTGATGCTCCTTTTAATTACTCCGCTTCATCTTTGGTTTATCAGTCATTATCAGTTACCATTCCAGCTGGAATTCTAACTTCCATAGATAAAATCAGTTTAGTATCTGGTACTGCTGGTTTGGAGTATTTTGTTGATGATGTGAAATTGGTTACCGGTACTGAAGCTGTGACCAACGGGGGAGTAACCTTAGAGCAGATGAATTCTGCCTTAGCTCTTAAAGTTGATAAGGTTGCTGGGTATGGCCTTTCTCAGGAGAATTTTTCACCTGCAGAAAAAACCAAACTGGCCAATGTTATAGAGCTTCATAAAGGAACCTATACAACCATTACAGCTTTAAGAGCTGCTTTTCCTGAAGGCGCAGGGCAGGTTTGGCACCAAAACCGAGGAGGTTGGACTGGTGATGTGGATGCTGGAACCAGTGCGAATGTCGTAAGATATCTCTGGGATGCATCAGATTTAAAATGGGTTATCCAGCAAGGAGAAACAACCGCTGAAACAGCAGAGAGTATACGGACCAAATACTTGAGTAATGCAGGGACAGAGGAATTCACTACAACTTATAAAAATAAAGTAGATAGCATTACAGCTATTTTCACAACTGCCCTTAAAAGCGCTTATGACTCTGCCTCTTCCTGGGTTTCAACCAATGGTGCAAATGTATTAAGCAGACTTACTGCATTGGAAGGGGCTGCAGTATTATCCGATACGCTCACCACTTCGGGATCTATTACCAGCGCAACTCAGACTGATGGAGGTTTTACGCAAGCAGGGAAAGCTGTAAGAATAGCCAACGGAGTAAATGCAATCAACTATACAGTTAACGGAATTACTGCTTCATTTATTAAAGGAGGCACAGGCGCGATCACATTTGTTCAAGGATCAGGCAGGAATTTAACAGGGGCAAATGGCACTTTAATTTTTAATGGCGCGGTCAATTCAACTGCATCCATAGTGAGTTTTGGGACCACAGATATTTTATACATAAATAATTTATAAAATGAGTTTTAATCCACATCAATGGTATTTGAACGGAAAAGCAAACGGCGGCGACCCGAATGCTTATAACGTTTTAATTACCGGGGCTTCTTACAATAATACAGGGGAGTTACGATTTAGATTAAAATCTTACCCGAGTGGAGAAGAATTGCCAGCAGATACTATTAAAAATTTCAGAATGGTAGGCACTAACTGTTATTTTTTAATAGAAACCCCTTATCAGGTAAGGGGTAACCCGCCTGGAACCTCTTTTTTTGATTATGGTAATTACTGTAAAACTATTGAAGCTTCAGCTTTCCAAAACGGAGCGACAAGAGAAATCAGATTTCAAGGGGTAACCTCTATAAATGCGCAGTATATAGTAGCATCAAGTGAGTGCCGAATTGTGGATTTAAGAAATGCCACTTTATTATCGGGGCTGGTTTTTGCTTCAGCAGTGCATCGGGTGGAATATTACGATATAAGAAGCTGTACGACCTTGGGCGATACCCCTGCCGATAAAAAAGCCTTTGACCCGATTGGAGTTAATACCAGTACGATAATTTATGCGCACCCTACTTTACAAACTAATAACGCGGGGGCGATGGATGGAGATTTAGTTTATGCACAAAGTAGGGGAGCTACTATAAGATTTGTTCAAAATAATACAATTCCTTCCAGTGTAACCGGCCTGGCTGTAGGAACGATATATAACACTGCGCTGCAGTTGAATTTTAACACGCCAGCCAGTGCTAACATTATTGATTTTTATCAGGTCTATATTAACGGGGTATATTATCAAAAAATTGCGGGTAGTGGCGATGTTATAACTCAACTTCAAATCGGCACCTTATATGAAATTGAAGTTGTAGCTGTAGATATTTACTATAATAAAAGTATATCTAACAGCAAAATAACCCAGCAAACCAGCAGCACAGCTATAACAAATTTAAACCGGACAACTGTGCACGGAAGCGCTATAGAATTCACTTTAACTAATCCGCCAGAAGTTTATAATACGAACGGAAAATATAGGGTTTTTGTAGACGGAGTTTTTAAACATAAAATAGAGCCCGGTGGGGTTTTGGCTGCAGTAACTTTAATCAAAAGCACCTTTTATAATATAACAGTTTACCCCGAGGATGCTTTTGGAAATATAGGTGCTGCAGTAAGTAACACTATTACAGGAACCACGGCGGCGAGTTACACTGTGGGAACTACAGGCCTGCGGTCGTATTACAAATTAAATGAGCCTTTAGCATCTGCAATAGCTGCGGATAGTTTAGGAGTAGCGAATTTAACGATTACTGATTTGGTTTTGGCAGAACCTGGGTTAATTGATAAATCAATGCGTTCCACAGGCATAAGCAGCAAAGCCGAAACATCAACCTCGCCAGCCATTACCGGAAGCTTTACAGTTTCAATGGCACTTTATAGGACTGCCAATTCTGCAGGTAACAACGCTGCGATAATTGATGTCGGAGGATGGACGCCGAATTCAGGTTTTGGACTTTGGATGAACCAGGGAACTGTATGGTGGCGAATAAATAATAATTATTTGAATGGAGACAGCACCTCCCCAGTTCTACCATTAAACCAATGGAGTGTAATTATATTTAGTTATGACGGAACTACTGTTAAGGTTTTTATGAACGGGCTTTTATATATGAGAAAAGTAATATCCATAACTATAAATCCCACGAATTTAGTGCGCCTATTTTCAAGGGATAACGGTACTCAGGCTTATATAGGAAGAATGGAAGGGGCGGGCTTATGGACAAGTCCTACAAATGAAATTAAAGCATCCGAAATGGCTGCTAAAATGTTAGAAGGTAACCACTTAATTTAAACTAAAAAAATGCTTAGACTTAGAACTAAAACTCCCAAGACTGTACCTGCCAAAGCTCCCGTACGTGGAACTATAGATGTGATTATTCACTTTATTGTGGATGGTGTTTTAATGGATAAAAATGGGATCACCACGAAAGGTTACTATTACTACTATGATCAGAATGGAAACATTGTCAAGCTTGATGATTTCGGCCCAAATGCCACCAAGTCCTGGGATATGATTATTCAGATTGAAAACAATCAAATAGTGCCAGCTCTAAACTCAAACATCAACTTATATGACAATATAATGCAGAGGCTTGAGGAGTTCACCGAGTTACAACAACATCAAGAAACAGGATTGAATTACGGGATTGTCCCGGAAGATCTTGAAGCAGATATAGATATAGAATAATGAAAAAAATCCCCCCGTCCGTTTTATCCTGGTTGAAAGAATTCTTCAGCCTGATTGGCCAGCTCATTTCCTCACTATTTCTTATTGTTTTGGCAATTTCATTATTCATCCCCTTGTTTTTTGGTGCAATGATCTGGAAGATCGTCGTTTCAGTGAAGCACGATAACAGGAAGGCCAGGGAAATTATTTCCGGTACTTCCAAATTTTTTACTGCGCTGGCCATTGCCATTGATCAGCTGGGTAATGTTGCTTTTGGTGGTTTCTTCAATTGGCTTTTTATAATTGATAGTGAGGATTTCCCTTTTGGAAATACACACGAAACCGTTAGTGAGGTTTTGGGATGGAACCAGAACCTTGAGAACCTTACCAGGCACGGAAAATTATTGGTGGCTATTCTGGAAGTAATTGAGGAGGATCATTGCCTTAAAGCAATGACTTCCGGACTTTTTGATGCGAAGTACAAAATTGAATACTTCCGGAAGGTGCAGGCAAAGATCCGCTCTATCGAAGAGACCAAAGAATTTATGGCCAAGTACAACTAATGAAGTGGCTTTTTTACATATCGCTCATTTTTTGTTTTGGATCCAGTTCCGGGCAAAGTTATTACACGAATGCTCCTGAGGTTGTAAATCCCATTATTGAATCCTTTAAAATAGAAGCCGGGATCCGAGGCATAGAAGTGGAATCAAAACTGGCCACCCTGGACAGTATTATCATTGCAGATACGGGGGATATGGCAGGTGCCGATTATTACAGGGGTACCATTCGTTTAAGGGGAAGAGATATGGGTAATGAATTTCAAATTACTCAAAGGATCTATCACGAGCTTGGCCATCATTTTGGACTGGAACATTGTTTTAAATGCCGGTACAACATTATGAGCGCCAACAGGAGTGACCGCGCGGCTTTTCTTTTTCAGGATGCCTGGCTCAGGACATTATATTTTGATATGTATTTCGATCATTTAAAAGAACCAAATAAAGAACATAGGCATTATTGACAACTAAAACTACTCATCCCCCCACTATGAGCAGATCTACTGTTCCTGTACACATTCGCCCCCACCTTGTGCCTTTCTTCTTTAAGGAGTTTGAAGGTATTGAAGCTTTGCATTTAAATAGAAAGGTAAAGGCTGCCAAGATCTCCACGCAAAAACCACTTGGAAAATTTATCAGGCTCCTTCTGGAAAGGTCCCCAAGACCTGAGCAGGCCGATAAATTCCAGATGTTTTTGAGCATCCAGGACAGGGAGCATTCCAAAGAGTTCTTTGGCCAGATCTATAAATGCGCCAACGGTGCTAATTCTTTCTTAAAACTCCCGGAACAGGGGGTGCAACTCATCAATGATCATCTGGAGGATGTTTTTAGATCTGCACTTATTTATTTTGTCCAGGGACATTTGAAAAACAATCCCAAAGCCGAGATCCGGCAGGCCGTGGATTATTTTCTTATAGAATATGATCTATATGAAACCGGGTTTGGGATTGAATCTTTGAGAAGGTATTACTACCGTGTAATGGAAGAAGAATTTAAGCTTAAAAGAATGCAGGGACCCGGCAGGTAATTGCCTTGTCTCTTCCCCTACCCTTCTAAAATTCAAGCTTTGGCGGTGTCACACCTTAGGCCATTTAAAACGGGTAAACTTGCCTAAATATGTACCCAAATGGCCAAGAGAATTGTAGATGAAGAAATGCGTTTTACCGTTGTCATCAATGGCAACGAGGCGCAAAAAGAATTGTTCCAACTTGAAAAATCTACAAGGGAACTCACCCAAACCAACAAAAATTTAAAGGCCGAGAAGGATAAGCTGCGTGCCCAGGGCAAGCAGGATTCCCAGGAATATAAAAACCTTACTGCAAAGATCAAGGAGAATAACCTTGCCCTTACCGATAATAAAAACCGAATGAAGGTTTTGCAGGATCAGTTAGGTTTAACCGGTCTTACGATGCGGCAGCTCAGCCAGCGTTCCTCTCAACTAAAATTGCAGTTACACAATATGGTACCGGGCAGTGCTCAGTACATTAAACTGCAGGCAGATCTCAAAGCTGTAGATGCCAGGATGCAGGAGCTCAGGATGAGTTCCCGTGCTGCGCAATCTTCCATAGGGAGATTGGCAGATGGATTCAACAGGTATTTTGCTTTGGGAGCTTCAGTTGTGGCCGCTGGTACCGGGGTGGTTTTATCCCTGCAGAAAATGATCGATTACAATGGTAAGCTTTCAGATTCACAGGCCGATGTGATGAAAACCACAGGGCTTACCAAGAAAGAAACCGATGAGCTTACCAAATCATTTGGTATGTTCAAGACCAGGACAGCAAGGATTGAGCTTTTAAAACTTGCTGAAGAGGCTGGTAGACTTGGTACAACAGGCGTTCAGAATTTACAGGATTATGTTGCAGCTGCCAACCAGATTAAAGTGGCTCTTGGGGATGATCTTTCAGATGAGCAAATTAAGGAAGTGGGTAAAATGACCCAGATCTATGAGGTAGGCACCCAAACAGGGAAAGAATTTGCGGGTGCAAATTTAGCCCTTGGATCTTCTATCAATGAGGTATCAGCTTCCGGGGCAAACGCTGCGGGTTTCCTTGTGGATTATTTAAAACGTTCTGCCGGTATAGCCAAGCAGGCCAAAATTTCTGCAGATCAAAATATTGGGTATGCAGCAACCTTTGATGAGATAGGCCAGAGCGTTGAAATTTCAGCGACTGCAATGAATAAGGTGTGGATGGATCTATTTGATGATACGGCCACCTATGCGAAAATTGCGGGGATTCCTTTAAAGGATTTCAACAATATGTTGCAAACAGATTCCAACGAGGCAATGATAAAGTTCCTGGAAGGTTTGAACGGCAACAATGAAGGGTTGTCTGTAATGGTTCAAAAGCTGAAAGATATTGATGTGGGAGGTGCCCGTGGAGCTCAGGCGCTTTCTGCCCTTGCCGGAAGCACTGAAAAATTAAGGGAACGCCAAAAACTGGCCAATGAAGCTTTGATTGAAGCTACCTCTCTTACCGATGAATATAATATCAAGAACAATAACCTTGCTGCAACTTTAGAAAAGATCCAAAAAAAATTGATTGGGATGTTTGCTTCAGAAGCGATTGTAAACCGGTTGGAAAGCTGGGTAATTTGGTTTGCCAAATTTATAGGAGCTACAGAAGATGCCAGTGGGGAAGTTACAATCTGGAAGGAAAGGCTGGTTGCAGCCTTTAAAGTTCTGTTGGTGATCACTGCAGCAATGTTGAGTTACCAGGCGGCCATTAAACTGGTTGCAATGTGGACGGCCAGATCTACGGCAATTACAAAAATTCATTATGCGATGCTTATTGCCCAGGAGATTGCCACAAAATCCCTTGCGCTGGCCAAAGCTCTACTTACCGGTAATATTCAAAAAGTAATAGTGGCTTACAGGGCTTTGACTGCTACTATGGTGCTCAATCCTATTGGAGCCGTCGTGGCCGTAATTGGTGCCGCGGTTGCTGCCTATTATGCATTTTCTGAAAGCGCAGAGAAAGCCGCAACTGCACAGTCTATAATGAATGATGCATCCACCGAAGCAATTAAAACAACCAGGGCAGAGGTGAACGAGATTAACGGATTAATTGCTGTTGCAAAGGATGATACTTTAAGCAAGGAGCAAAGGATAAAAGCTATTGTACGGCTTAATGAAATTTCTCCGGAGTATCTGGGGAATTTAACGCTGGAAAATATCGGTACCGTGGAAGCTACAAAATCATTGGATGATTATGTAGAAAGCCTGGTTAGAGCTGCAAAGGCAAAAGCGATCAAGGCGCAGCTGGATGCCAAGGCCGAGGAACTGGCAACAGCTGAAGGATCTTCCCTGGAGGAAAATATTAAGTGGTATGAAAAATTGTGGAATCAAATTTCCAATTTGAATAACACCTATGCTGCAGCCGGGGATAATGCCCTTACCGCCATTAAGAACAAAAAAGAATTGATTGACGTAACCCAGGCTGAACTGGAGCTGCTTGAAGAGCAGTACAAAGCACAGCTGAAGGTCAACGCTCAGGAAGATGGCAAAAGGAATCCTGGAGCTCCTGCAGGTCCTAAGGAAGGTGACAAACAAATCATTGATGGCGAGCTGTATGTCTTTACCGGTGGCCGTTGGAAAAAGGAAGTTTTTAAACCCAAGGGAGATCCAGATGGAAAAAAGAAGGATGAATATAAAGTAGATCCAAAGAAAGAGGCCAATGAACTGCGAAGGATACAGGAGGAGAATGACAGGTTGAAGGCTTCACTTATAAGTGAATCTTTTAAACGGGAAATAGCACTGGAGGAAGCTAATCACCAGGCGAAGATGGGGAAACTCCGTGAACAAATGATTGAAGAAGCCGAGCTCCTGGCCATAGACAAGGAGATTGTTAAGGCTACCAATGCCGGAGATACTAAAAGGGTTGATGCCCTTGCAAAAACCAAGGAGCTGTGGATCCAGAGGAATGCTGCGCTTAACCGTCAGGTTGAATTTGAAGAGAGCATTCACCAGAATAAAATAGGATCCATCATCCAGAAGGGACTTGAAGATGATTTCCAAACAGCTCAAAAAGCCTACGACAGGGAGAAAAGACAGCGGGAAATTGCGCACAATGAGCAAATGGCCGCCCTGGGCAGTGATAAAAAAGCCAGGAAAGCACTTCAGGATAAATTCAATCAGGAAGAAACCGATAGGGAAGCAAAGCATCTTCAGGATTTAATAGCCAAAATGAAGGCTATAATGGACGGTGGCGATTTCAAAGGTTTTGAACTGGAGCTTTTAACGGAAGATCAAAAACAAGCTTTACTGGATTTCCTTGCAGAGGCAAATCTAAAACTCAGCGACCTTTTAAATAAAGCCTCCGGAGGATCTGGAATTGATACAAAAAGAATTGATGGTGACGTGGATATCCTTGGTTTCACCATTGATCAATGGGATACTACTTTAAACAATCTTGATACTGCAGCTGGAAAACTGGAAGCTGCCCAGATGGCCATCGGGGCAATGATGAATGCCTGGAGTATGTACAACAATTTTGTTGCAGCAAAACAACAGGTGGAGCTTCAGCAATTTGAACGTGCACAGGATGCCAAACAGCGCACGCTTGAACGCCAGCTTAATGCGGGGTATATCAACCAGAGGCAGTATAACAAGTCGATTGAAGAACTGGAAAAGGAAAGCCAGCGCAAACGCGCTGAGATGGAATACAAAGCGGCCAAGCGTGAAAAGGAAATGGCTATCACCGGTATTATTTTAAATACCGCAATGGGTGTAGCCAAGGCAATGGCGCAGGGTGGTTTTGTTCTTGGTGTGCCTTGGGCTGCAGTTGTAGGAGCATTGGGAGCAATTCAATTAGGATTGGCCTTGGCCACTCCCCTTCCTGCCAAAGGCTTTGAGGATGGTCTTTATCCTGTGAGGCGTGAGCAGGATGGCCAGATGTTCAATGCAAGCTATGGCGGTGAAACCAGATCAGGGCTTGTAAAAAAACCAACGTTGTTCTTGGCCGGGGAAAAGAATAAGCCTGAAATGATCATTGATAACAAGGCGTGGAAAAAGATGGATCCTGATGTTAAGAATTCTCTTTACCGTGAACTTTCCAGGGTAAAAGGATTTGAATCCGGGTACTACCGTCCTCAGCCGCAAGCAGCTGTTGAAAGAGCTGGCAATGAAACTTCAGTAGGCAATGAGTATGCCTTATTTGCTTCAGCATTGAACCGTAATTCAGAAGTGATGGAGCGCATTGAAAAGAACGGTTTAATGGCTGTGATGTCAGGAAGCCTGGAGAATGCAAAAATGATTCAGGATAAAATTGATGATTATAACAAATTAAGAAACGCAAATAAACGCTAATGGCCTACGAACTCTATTCAACCGAAAAGGTTTTTAAAAATGAACTGGTCAATATTTTATGTAATAAAATACTGGATCGTATTCACACAGAATTCCCGGGATCTGAAACCAAACTGGTGGCCACTATGGATCTGGCAAAAATAATTCAAGGAGCTGCCCTGGTAGAATTACCGGTGGTCACTTTTGTTACCAACGATTTACCAATTTACGGGTTCCTGGTACAGAGGCTTCAGCAAATAATCACGGTGGAAACCCAGCTTTCCTTTACCAATAGGATCCAGGTAGTCACTGCCCAGGCACATTTTGAATTTTGGTATGATACCTCCTTTGTAAATGCTGTGAATGTGAACGGGGTTTATGCCCGGAATATTAATGAATTAAACTAATTTTCGATGGCCTACGATATCATATTAAAATCTCCCCAGGAGTTTACCCCGAGCGCTTCCAATGAGTTGTTTTACCAGTTTTGGAAAACAGATCCGGAATCTGTCTATATAAATTATTATGTAGGCAGTCCTGCCCCGGCTCCTGTACTTATTAATTACCAGGTTCAAAATCATTTTATCACCTCTCCTCCGGGAAAATATTCAGCGTTTTACGTAAATGCAAGGATCATTGCCTGGACAGGGCAATATCCTCATTTACATTTAAGCGGCGAGGTAGCCGATGGGGAACCGGGCTTGTTGCTTACTGAAAACAATTTACAGCAAACCACAACTTTGAGTTTTCAAAGTTTAGGATTGCTTTCTCCAGGTTCTGTGAATGGCATCATTGAATTTTATGTCAATGGTGTGCGTACAGATTCCGGACTAACCGAGCGATTCATTTCTACGCGCAGGGTATATGTTCAAATAGATACATTGGTGCAAACTGGTTTGACCACCAATAAACAGGATCTTTATTTCTCACACATAAAAGAAGCTGCTCCATTACCGGGGAGGGAATTACAAATTATTACCGCTGCAAATTTTGAAATCAGGCTTTCAAAATACTATGAGATCACCGGGGGCAATGTGGTTTATGCTGGTGAGATCTTTGGAGATAAGGTGAAATACACGGGAAGTGGGAACCAGACGGTTACCATTTCTTTAAAGCAGGAATTTGATTTTTATACAGAGAGCGTTTTCAGTTCCTATATGGAAATTGAAAACCTTGATCTTCCCCAGGGGGAGATTATGACTTTGCCGTGGTATTTGGATCTTACAGCTTATTTAATGGATGCCCACGGATTTGTAACAGATCCGCAGGCGCTGGAATTCTTTTCAATAAAAGGTGTAGAGAGTGGAGATCCGCAGGAGCTCAGCGTATTTGCTTCACAGGCCTTTAATGTTACATTTCCTTTTTGGCTTCAGGTAACTCCAGCTGCCGGTGATAATTTTGCGTTGTTTTCTGTAAAACCGATATCGGCTAATAATTTAGTGGCTGGTGATTATAATGGAGTGATCACCTTGACCTCTGCAGATGCGGTTCTGGAAGTACCTGTGCTTTTAAAAGTTGTGGAAAGCATTGACCAGGGCTTTTCAAAAAGTGAAATTAATTTCGCAGGAAATAACAACCAGGTAAGCAGTCTTTATAGTGATGATTTAAACGAGCGTGCTGCGCTTGATCTGGAAATTACTGCTTATGATTATAAAGGATTTGGTGTAGTTACATCACATCCTTTCAAAGTTGCTTTTTTTCAATCCAAAACCGAAATTCATATAGGCGAAATTGTAGCCCGGAGATTTAAAAAAATGAATTCCCTGGGAGATATCGGGTACCGGCAATACAATTTAGAATCAGAGGATCCCCAGCTGTTCCAAATCTTCAATTATTACAAGCCTGCAGCTGTAGATATTAGCCTTGAAATTGAAAGCCGAAAAACGGGCAGCGTTTCCAAGGAAAAGAATTTTAATGCGGTGCAGTTTGTCAATGGCCGCAGGCCAAAGCAATACCAGTCAAATTATGGGATCCTGAATTATGATACGGTACCGGTAAGGGTGACAAAAAAATCACAGCTGCTATTCAATTTTATTCGAAGGTTCCAGGATCACGAAATTAAAATCTACAGGAATAATGTTTTGTACAAAACAGTCAGTCATTCCCCGGGCGGTAATTCTCTTTTTGGTATGGCCATATATTTTAAAGACTTCAAGCCAGGGGATGTGATTGATATTAGGATGGGAGGAAATTTTGTACAACAGTATGTTGTATTCCCGGACCAGGACTATTCAAATCACATTGCATTTATGAATGAATACAATGTGCTGGAAACTTACGAGTTTACAGGAGCTTTGAATTTTAATTCAGACTATGAGAACACTTCTTCCAAAACCTATAAGCAGCTGGTGGAGTATCTTGAGAATTTGGAAACTACCAAAGATCAAATGCTGGTAATAAATTCCGGATGGATTCTAAAATCCAACCAGGTAATTATGGATGCCATCATCCGGGCGAAAAGGGTTTGGTTCGTAAATGCAGGAAAGGAAATTTCCCTTACCCCTGTTTCCAAAAAGATGGTGAATGAAGATTCCCAACAGGAATTGTATGAATATAATTTAGAATTTAAAATCAACAGGGAAAATGATCTTGAAGTTTACACATCCTAATTTTGAACTGGATTTCACGGGTAAGAATATTACCATAGTAGAAGAGAACCATTGGTTTTCTGACCAGTTTTTTACAAAATACACCTTCCCTATTGAGTTTGATGTGAACGATGATCTGGACGTGGCTTTAAATATGATCACGCATATGAACTCTGCCTCCAGCCCGAAAAAATTTGACGGGTTCTTTCAGAAATTCGGTGAAGAAAGTGAAGCTGTTTTAATTATTGAAAGGATCCAGGGGAGAAAAGCCCAGGGAAAAATGAGATTTGGATTTGAAGAGTTTCCCAATTACGATAAGAAATTATCTGAATTGCCGCTTCAAAAAATTATACTGCAGGAACTAATGACCGATTATGCCGTGGGGATCATCGGGCAAACTTTCCCTGCAGTAAACTTTAATTTCCCACAGATCATTGTAGATTCTATTGATGTGGCCACCGAGCAATGGCAATATTTTGAAGGCCTTTTAAACAATTATAAAGGAGGTGGTTTTTTAACCAACGAATACAACGCCACTACAGATGAGCAGATCAACCGGAATATAATGCAGCCTATGCCCTACCTTTTGCACGTGCTTAAGGAAGGGTTTGCAGAAAAAGGCCTTACCCTTACCGGTGATATTCTGGAGGATCCGGAATTTAAAAAAGCGCTCCTGGTGATGAAGAGTGAATATTACAGCAGTGTTTCACCCAATGCAAATGAATTCCTTGTAAAGACCAATGATTACACGGAGCTGGAAATTATACCGGGATCCAGGTACAGCTGGTTAAGCGAAGTGGAAGTGGGCCATTATCAAAAAACCGTTATCCTGCAGGAACCAGGTGTGTATAAAATTGCCGGCAATGCCTATTTGAGGCAGTACGCCTTTACTGCAGATGCGCAGTTGTATTTAAACCAACAGGAGATCTGGAGAGTGACCAATTATTCCCCGCGGTATTATGAGTCTGTGTACACCATTGATAAGAATATAGAAATTTCCGTGGCGCAGGGTGCCGCTGCATTAAATTTCACTTCTATGCAGCTCCCTTATGAGCAAATAGGAGATATACAGAATCCGGAGGGAATAATAATGGATCTTACCATTACCAAGATTTCCGGCTTTGATGCGGAAGGCAACCGGACCCCTTCCCTTATTACTCCAAACGAGATCAACCTTGCCAAGTGCGTACCTGATATCACCTTTGGGGAACTATTGAAAATAGTCAAGAACTGGAAGAATTATGATATCTATATCAACCAGGCAGGCGGGGTTGTGGAAATGAATAAAATTGAAAACCTGATGGATACCGATACCCCGATTAATCTGAAAGATTATGAGATCAAGTACCCGGTGCGGGAGTTTTACCAGGATAAGAGTTTTATTTTAAAATTTCAGGAGGTAAACTCTGAGGAATATAAATTTGTATCAATGTTTATTGATGCCAACGGTGGCAGATCTTCCTCTTTTGTAAAGATGGAAGACACCAGCGAAATTAATATCAATGCCCTTCCCCTGCCTTTAAAGCAGTTTGGGGTTGTGAGTACGGGCCATTTGTTTATTGACAGCCAGAGCCAGGTATTTCTTACTCTTTACGATGGCTTGACAGAAGGGCTTAACCTTGCCCAGGACACTGCAAATCTTTTAATCCCTGCAGTATATAATAGCAGCTGGAGCAAGTGGATCCATTTCAGGATCATTTCAGAAGGAATAGAATGGAACCTGATATGCCATCCTGAGCTGGCCGGCCAGATCAAGCAATATACAAGGATCTCAGCTTACGGAAAAAACCTGATCATCAAGCGGATCACCAAAAAGAATATCTCCCGGGATTATTGGGAGATCATTCTGGAGTGTGATGGTGGGGATTAAAACATATTGTCCAGCAGTTTCATTTTTTCGCAGGCTTCCGCGTTGACAATATGTACATAGATCATTGTTTCATTTATTTTGCTGTGGCCCAAAAGGCTTTGAAGCGTTTGCACATCGCCACCCATCCGCAGGAAATTGGTGGCGAAGGAATGCCTGGCCACGTGAAAGGAAACATTTTTTTTGATTCCGCATAATGTGGCCACTATTTTCAGGCAGCGGTTGATCTCTTCATTGGTAATTCTTTTTACAAATAATCGTTTATCCTCCTGCAGGATCTCCCGCAGCTTTCCGGAGACGGAAACATACTGCAGCTTTGTTGTCTTCTCGGTAATGAAAGTGAAATTATTCTTTTCTACCTGTTCCCTGGAGAGGTTCTGAACATCAGAAATTCTCAGGCCTGTAAAACAGGAGAAAAGGAAATACCCGGCGGCCAGTTTATAGCGGGGATTTACAAATTCAGATTTAAAGAGATCAAATATTTTCTTTATTTCAGCACTGCTCAAATCGGTACGGTTTCCTGCAGTACTTCCCACTTTGATATCAGAACTTTTAATGAGCATCTTGATGCCTTTCTTTTCTGCAGCGCTAACGAACTTTTTAATGGAGGCCATATTTGATTCTATGGTCACCGAAGTATTTCCGAGGCCACGGAAGTAACTGCGAATTTTAATGAGCATAGGTTCATCCAGCTCGGTAAAGAAAATTTCTTTCCGGAAGCGGCGCAGTTTTTCCAGTACGGCGTGGTGCCTTCTGAGGGTGCCCTTTTTAAGGATTGATTTTTCTTCCTTTATCTGGTAGTCAATAAACGCAAGGAAATCCAGGCGCGGGATGGCGTTGCGAAATTCTTCGCAAAACTTCTCCAGGGAAAGCTGCTTATTGGACAGCCTGAAAAGGGTATGGATGCTGGTTACTTTGGAATCAATGTTATCCAGGATAAGATTAAGATCCCTGCAGTGTTGGTTTATTGGTTGGAGCCTTTGGTCTTTTTTGATCCAGAGATCTGCCGGCACGTAGATATCAAGGGGGATCCTCTCCCGCTTACTGTGCTTGGTTACAAAAAGGTACAAGAGGGATTCCCCTTTTGCATTTATGTAATCACGTTTTACAATGGTAGTATTCATTGACACAAACATATTTCTTGTGTCTACTACTGTGTCAAAAATCCTGTTTTCGCTTAGCATTTCACTTGTTTTTGAAATTAAATGAGTAAGGCACCAAGGGGCTTACCCCTTGATACCGCTCATTTAACAAGTGTTGCTGCTAAGCATTAGTGACCCCGGAGGGAATCAGACTATGTAGCAAACACAAGGGTTAAAATAGCCTTTGTGTCATTTCTGTGACAATTGGGCTTTCAATTCCTTTAAATTCTTCTCAATATTTTCAATTAAAGTGTCCGGGGTAACCGGTATTTGGTAATCGCTTTCAGGTTCATTTAGGATCCTGGAGGGAGAGTCTTTTCTTAAAAGCCAGTTGAGATCCACTTCTGAAAAATATTCTATTACTTTTTGTACTACTTCTATAGGTGGAGTTCGCGCACCGCTAATGTATTGGTTCACAGAAACATTATTTACTCCTATTTCTTTTCCAAATTTTGTCTGGGAAAGCTTCCTCTCCTTCAGTAACAGCGCTAATTTTTCTCCAAACTCCATATTTAGACTCATTATAAATTAGCCTTTCGGCTAATATTTGTTTGTTTATTAGCTGGCACGTTAATATATTTGTTACACATTAATACCTATATGAACACAAAAGTAAACAAGTTGATTGAGCTTTACAATATGCGGTTGCACAAAGCAAATAGAATTGTACAGCTTTTAGACAATCATCTCCCCAAAAGGTTCTATGCCCTTGAAATTGCTCAGCGTTGCAGGAAGAAAAAAATTGATGTTTCTGCTCAAATAGTTAGAGATGTAAAAGGGTTTAGGACGAAAAACTCTAAGGTTCTGGATGTCATCGTAGGATTCGCAGTCGAAAATGAAAAAGCCCAGAAAAGAATAGAGGAACAATTAGAAAAGTAACCAATTCAAATTTTAAACAATGACTACAACAAATCGCAATCGTATCTATCCTGGAATGCTCTGCAGCTCGATAGAATTCTTTACCGGAAAGAATGACAAATTAAAAGTATTATCCGGCGGGCAAGTTATGGAGTTTAAAAACTCTTCATACACCCATCACCAGATCCTTAAAGAAGCAATCGAAAAGGATCCAGAGATCTTCACAATATTAAATGAATGGTACCCCCAATCTGAGCTGAAAAGATTAATCCAATTCGGGAGCTGCAGGTTTGGCGGATTGGATTTTCAGCCAGATGTAATTGATTTCAAATTACAAGAGGGGGAATATACTGAATGCGCAGCACGGGAATTTTGCCCAGGCGCAGGTATTCTTTGCCATAAACCCCAATATAAAGGTGTAAGCCTTGAATTTTTAGAAGTTAAAATCCTTCAGGCCTTATCTACTACAGATACTAATGAAACCATTGCCGAAAAATTGTCAATGGCTTTAGGATCCTTTCACCTGGCAAAGAAAAATCTGTATCAAAAATTAGGTATTCAAACAAAACAGGAAGCGACAATGATCAGTCGGGACCTTAATCTCATTTAGCGGGTGGCCCTACCTCACCAGTTGAATATATGTTCTTTCAATTACCCACATTTAACAAGTGTGATGCTAAGCAAACCCCGTCGAAGGGCGGGGTTTTTATTAAAAACGAAACTTTAAATTTTATAAATATGACTACTACAATGCCATCCGTAACGGTTAAAAAGAATTTCAGAACTGAAGCTGTTTTCTTAGAACAACTGGAAGCAATTTTCCAAAAAGATTTTAACGCAAGGATTACTCCAGGGGAGGAACAGGGATCCATTATTAAAGCTGTGATCAACACAGAAGAGAAACTGGAACTGGACACCATAAGGAAACTTGTAAATCTTGCTGCGGCTTACAAGATCAAGCTCAAGATTGGCCGGTCTGGTGCCGGTTTGAAAATTCAATTTGGTAAAGATTAAAATTTCACCCCAACAGATTGATGTTTAACCCCAAGTCCCGTCTCCGGACGGGATTTTACCCCCTCTAAATTATGTGTGTAAAGATACAGTTGATAAAATCTAAAATTAATGTCCTTAATGCTCAAATAGCGCAGTTCCACGATAGCCAGTTGTTTTCCCCTACGGAAATAGCTGAGCTTACTGCGCCATTGGTACCCAAAGTAATGGAGCTGCAGGAAGAAAAAGTAAAGTTGCAAGCCCGTGAATATGAAGTTGTAGATGCAGAAGCTTTAACCCCCCTAAAGCAGTATAATTAATGCCATTTATAAAACCTGAGATTGTAGAGAAGATTTTTGAGACTTCCGATATGGTGGAAGTAATCAAAGATTTTGTGGAGTTAAAAAAATCTGGAGCCACCCTGAAGGGCCTCAGTCCATTTGTTTCCGAAAAATCTGGAAGCTTTATGGTTTCTCCGGCCAAAGGTATTTGGAAATGTTTTTCTTCTGGTAAGGGAGGTAACAACGCTGTTAGTTTTCTTAAAGCCAAGAGCGATCTTTCCTATATCCAGGCAATAGAATGGCTGGGCAAAAAATATTCTATTGACATAGAATATGATGACAGCGAATACGCCAAGGAATACCAGATCAAACAGGAAAAAAGGGAGGAGCTTCGCCCTTTACTGGAATCTGTAATAAGGAAATATGAGAAAGCCTTCGAGGATCTTCCGGAGGATCACCCTGCCAAAATTGAAGTTTATCAGAAAAGAAAATACAATCCTGAGATTGTTGAAGCTTATCGTATAGGATATGCACCAGGTAGAAAATTTATTTATAACCTGTGCGTGGAGAATGGCCGTAAGCACGATGCCATTGAATTAGGCCTTATAAACGAAAATAACGACAAGTGGTATGATAGGGTTATTTATCCTTTAATTGACCGGAAAGGCACTTCCCTTGCCCCTGTTGGGCTTGCAGGCAGACGGTTATCTGATGATAATAAGTATGCCAAATGGATGAATTCCTCTGATTCTGAACTGTATCAAAAAGATGTTTTTTGGTATGGTATGGATAAGGCCAGGGAAGAAATTGTAAAGCAAGGGGAGGCTTGGTTGGTAGAAGGTTACAATGATGTGATCGCCTGGCAAACAAATGGGATCCCAAATACAATTGCCTCTTGTGGAACTGCTATTGCCAGGAAGCAAATGCACGCTTTGAAAAAGCTTTGCAGCAAAATAGTTTTTTGTTTTGATCCAGATGGCGCAGGAAAAACGGCTATGCTAAAATACATTCCTGAATTTATTCGCCTTGGCTTTCGGGTGCAGATGGTTTTCTTATCGCCCTCTCTGGATCCTGATGACTTTGTACGTTTCTGGGATTCATCTGTAAAGAAATTTAGCCTTGCAGATCTTGGAACGAATCCAGATTACAGGGAAGATGGTTTTAAATTCCTGATGGCTGAGAGTTTTAAAGGGAAGGATGAAATTGATATTGCTAAGGAAACCAAGACCCTTTCTCTTCTTATTGCTAAAATTGAAGATGAAGCAATGCGCTCCATTTATGCAGACTGGCTGGCCAAGGAGAGTGGTGTAAAAGCTACCCAGATTAAATCTTATTTAAAGGCTTCTGTAGAGAAGATTATAAAAACACTTACACCAGAGGAAGATGAATTTTACCGGCTTCCTCCAAGTGTAAAGATTCCCCTGGATAATCTACGGCCAACCATAGAAAGGTATCAGCTGTTTATGGCCAATACCCAAATATGGATTCAGGGCAAGAATGGCCCGCCGTACAGCTTTAGATCTGTGAGCAATTTTTCCATAGAGATTATCCAGCATATGCAGGATGAGAAATTCCCAATGAAATTGGTAAGGATTAAAAATGTTCACGGCCTGCAGCGCATTTTTGATATGCAGAGTGCAGATATGAACTCACCTATGGCCTTTGAAAATGCGGTAACTGCTCACGGGAATTTCAGGTGGAAAGGAGACCGCGGGGATCACGAGCTGTTAAAGACATTCCTTTTTGATGGAATGGGTACCGGGAGGAAAATTGATGTACTTGGATGGCAGCCAGAAGGATTTTGGGTATGGAATAACAAGATCTCTGTACCAACCGGGGAAGAGATTACCCTGGACGAGAACGGCGTATTTGAAAAAGATTCTGTTTCATATTACATTCCATCGGCTAACAGGATCTATCGTTCCAATCTTTACAAATACGAGGCGCAAAAGAAAGTGGTTTATAAGGAAACCACGGTTACTTTTCAAAATTACACTTCCCAGGTGTTGAAGGTTCACCGGCAGCACGGGATGATGGGAATCTTGTTTTCTGTGGCCAGTATGTTCCAGGACATCGTAGTAAGCGAGCTTAACTTTTTTCCTATGCTTTTCTTGTTTGGTCCTGCGAGTTCGGGGAAGGATCAGTTGGCAGATGTTTGTCAATCCTTTTTTGGATTTCCGCAAACGGCCATCAACCTTGAAGGTGGTGTAAGTACAATCAAAGCCCAAGTACGAGAATTTGCACAGTTCAGCAATACCATTTCACAGCTTTCAGAATATAAGAACGGGGATCCAAAGCTCGACGGGGTACTAAAAGGACTCTGGGACAGGAGAGGATATAAGCGTGGAAATATTGACAGCCACGTAGGAACCGAGAGTATTCCAATTCTCTCAGCTGTTTTAATGACCGGTAACTATGCGCCCGATCAGGAAGCATTGATAACCAGGTTCATCTGGGAGTTTATGGATAAAACTATTTTCAATGATGCTGAAATAAAGGAATACGAGAAGCTGAGCGATATGACCAAGAAGGGGATCTCTTGTTATACCGATGAGTTTATGAAGCATCGCGAGGCGGTGAAAAATAACTTCAAGTATAAGTTCAGGGAATTTAAAGCCACCCTGGGCCAAAGGAAACCTGAAGCCGTGAGCAGGATTGTCGCCAATCTTTCTGTCTTAGGAACCTTCTACCAGATGTTTGCCAACGTGATGAATTTTACATTCACCCACGAACAGATGATGGCGCATTTTGAAGATACCATAGACAAGCAGATGAATAAGATGAATAGCGCCAGCACGATTAACCGTTGGTGGGATTGTTTCTTGGCCAGTATGCGCGGTACTCTTACAGATCAAATACGTGTGGGCAGGGATTTTAAAATTGATGGAGATAAGATCTATTTCAATTTTACCAGCTGCTATAACCGTGTACAGCGCCAGTGGTTCTCACAGTACAGAGATAATGCACCGGCCAAAGGTGTGATGATGGACAGCCTGAAGAAAGACAAGTCCTGGATAGATGACTGCAAAGGAACCAGGATGGCTGCAGGTCGTGATTCTAAAGCAACCAGTGCATACATCGTGAACATCAATGAAATTCCTATCAAGGATGAAATCAAGTTTGCTGTAGACTTCCAGCTCAACGAGCACAGTCTATTTGCTAACCCTGACACTGGCCAATCTGGTGATATGTTCTCACCCCCTGCGACCCCCGATAAAAAAAATAATAGTAAGGGCAAGGACGATTTGCCATTTTGAACTTCAAACACATCAACACATTTATAAATAACAGATAAAGTACTATAAATCAAGAAATTATTAAAAAAAAGATGTGTTGAAAAGGTGTTGAAACGGTTTGAAAGTGTTTGAAGTTGTTTTGGGGTTCAAACACAATCAACACATATTAACAGATAATTAACTGAAAATCAGGGGTGTTGATGTGTTGAAACTCAAATCCCATTTTTAACTATACACGAGAAAAAATGATAAAAAAAATTGAACTCCGTCCTGCAGTAGCAGATGATTTAAAAGAAGATCAACAAACATTGAAAATTGGACAGCCTTACCTGGTGAGCCCAGATGGTGGAGAAACCGTGAATGGAATTTATGTCCTACAGGGAGATGAGGATCCATTTGTACTTAAGAGTTACCTGCTAAGCGGGAGATTATTTGTTCCCCTTAATGATTTTCACTTTATGAATTTTATAAAAGCGACCCCCAATGACGTATACCAAGATTGAAATTGCTTACATCCTGGGCAATTGCCACAAAAAGGAAGAGGTACTGGAAGCTGTTAGGAGATTCAGGTACCTAATGATTGAGGCAGAACAGCAACATTTAATGTTTATGGAGCTCATTGCAAAAAAGCGAATGGAATACTTAATAAAAATCAA